CCACGTGCCACCGTTAGCGAAGATGCGGACGCAGCCGCCGAGCGCGATGGTAGATGGTACCAGCGGGGTATCGCTCCTGTTGACTAGGTCACTCCGCACCACCTGCGGCGCGACGAAGGCATCCACCGCGCCCGGGTTGTGGAAGGTGATCGAAATCCGCCCAGCGTTGGGGTTGACCACTGTCTGCGGCGTGGTAGACAGGTTGTTGTAGGCATAGACTTTGCCTCCGGACGTCGGCCCGACAGGCAAGCTAAGAATGCCGGAGGCAACGGGCATCACACCCTCCTAGGTGAGGTTTCGAGCTTCGCTAGCAGCGCCATGTTCATTTCGATAAGCTTGGCAATCTGCTCGGACTGAGCCTTGGCCAGCGCGGCGGCTTCGGTATCTGGAGCGAAACCGGATGGGCGCTGGATGTTCGCGCTGAGGGTGGAGAACGACGCGGTCATCTCCATTAGTAGCGCTTGGGCGTAGCCACCCTCGGAGTCCGCCCCGAAGAACTGGCGACCCCACTGCTTTGACATTTCCTCGGTAAGGGCGCGAGCCTCGTCATCGAGGGGAGTCATATCCAGCGTAGGCGGGCCGGTGAAGATAATATCATTCGGCTCGCCATGGTCACGATGACAGACGATGATTTCACCGGGATCACCCCGGTCACCGTCGATAGTCCGGCGAGGGAGCCCGCCGGGGTTGTAGTTGCAATCCGCCGGGTCCTCTGGATCGAGGTACCTTGGAACGGCGTACACACGCCTGATCTGCCGACGGCTGCCCATCGGCGACTCGACGTAAGTCCACTCGGTTCCGGGGACGTTGAGGTAGTGCTTCTGGGTCAGCTTCCAGCGGGCCATTAGCGTATCCTATACCAGGTTGTGGTGCCTCGGGAGTATTGCCACACCGCCGAGGTGCCAGCGGTGAGGGTCTGCGCGGAGTATGTCGTGGCTAGGGATTGCCCCGAAGCCGCGGTTAGGGTGACCATCGTGGTGAGGGTCGTGACCGTGCCTAAGACTAGGTACTGCCCGTCGAAGGCTGGTGATGGTGTGGTCACCGTCCAGGTGGTAGGCGCTGCGCCGGTCCACATCAACACGCCTTGGCCCGGCGCAACGGTGGTAGTCGCCGCGCCGGAGCCAGAGATTAGGGCAAGCGCAGCGCCATTGCGCACGGTGTTGATGCACAGCGCGCCGACGGATGGACCGCCGGGACCCTGACCAACATTCCAGCACTCGTTGCCGGATACGTCTTGCTGGGTGACTGGCTGTGCCAGCGAAGGGCCGAGACCCAACGCTAGCACGCCTGCAACCGCAATGAGGAGACGCCGATAATCTTTCATCGCGGGAGCCCTTTCAGTTGGCGACGGTGACGCCCGGGGCGTACCCAGACAGTGCACCGGTGGCACCGACCATCTGGTCGAAGCGATCGAGGACGATAGCGCCTTCGATAGCACCGGCGGTATGGGTGCCGGAGCTGACGTATTGCAGTTGGAGGTACCGAGGCACAGGCTGACCCGGGACAGGGCGAGGCACATCGATGTTAGCGATGTAAGCGCCTTGGGTGAGGTTGGCTTCAACCACGGCGGGGGATGACCACATCGTGGTGAAGCTCCCCGGGGCGCCAGAGCCGTTGTCAGGCGCGCCTTGGAGGTTGACCTGCAGGTTGGTCCCGGAAGCGAAGGCCGTGGTGACTTGCACCAGGAGCTTCATCATCGGATCATCACCGATAGCAATGTCGCGGGCACCGCCACCACGAGCGGAGGTGGGTAGGCCGTTGATCACGCCGAGGTCGATGATGTTGGCGGAGACTTGGGTACCAGTGGTCGGGGCATCGGTGTTGGCACCGGAGGCCGGGGCACCGGATGCGCCGTTGGAGATACCTGTGAACAGGTTTAGGCCGTCAATGATCATGGTTTGGTTCCTTTCGCAGCGGGTGGCGGTATTGGCGTGGCGGAGGTTACATCCGACCACGTGCCGTCGATGGTGCCTGTAGTGTCGCGCCCGCCTTCGCCGTCAGCGATTAGGAGTCGATCGAGGTCGACCCAACCGCCAGCTTGGTAGACTACGATGTGGATGAACGGGTCATCCGAGGACGTGACGAAGCCGGGGAGGATGTTGAACTCATCCCGCCGGTATCGCACTGGAGTGCCGACTACGTAAGCCGCCATCACACCACCTGCGTCTCGTTGGATAGCACCGCGTCGCAAGTGCGAACAGGGATACCGCGGAAGGTGGTAACGGCCTTACCATCGAACTCGGAGAGTTGAAGCAAGACGTTGGTCTTGTTCATCGCTTGCAGGTCGAGGTAGGTGCGGACCACACGGTTGCAGTAGATCACTGTCCGACCCATGTCAGCGCGGACTTCCGGGGTATCGGAAGACTGGATGCTGGTAGCGGTGGACGGTGCGGTAGGCAGGCGGTACAGCCCACGAACGAGCAGGTTGAGCAGGTTCGCGGCGGACACACCGGTGAGTTGCGTCACGTCGATGTTAGCGACGCGAATGCAATAGCGCCAGTCACGACCGGACAGGCCGATTTCCCACTTGAAGTGATCGCGATAGGCTTGGTAGGTGTTGCCGCTCGCGTCGACGACAGGCCACTCACCCATGTCTACATGTTGCAGACCGGTGAGTTTGCCTTTCGGGAAGATCCCATGCCAAGTGTCGTTGCCCCAGGTGATGATGTATAGCGACGTGTTAGTGTTGCTGGTGCCACCACCTGACAGGACGTTGTACGCGGTCTGGGAGTTGGTCGTGTTTAGCGTGGAGTACCGCGGGGCCAGACCGGTGAAGCGCTCCGGGTTCGCCGCTTGGTTGCCGTAGATCAGGGTCGCAGCGACCTGTTGGGACATGCCTTCGAGGAAAGCGCGGACTTCGGACAGGCGGAACTCAGCGGTGTTGCCGTTGAGGTCAGCGATATCCTTGTCGATGACTGCGTAGGTTTCGAGATTGCCGCAGGTATCGACGATCTGGCCAGTGGTGCTCTTGGCGTTCGGGACGCCGGTGTTCAGCAAGCGCCAGGTTGCTTGGGGCAGCCCGGTGCGAACTGTGGTCTTGTGACCGGTTGGTAGATTGCCCTCTACCACGAGAATATCATCGAGGATCTCGTTGGTCTGGGAGAGGAGTTCAATAATGGTAGCGACGTGGTATCCGTCGTCCATGCGCTTGGCCCAGTCGGAGTATGTTAGGGCCTGTGCGCCTGTGGTTGCCTGTGCCATGGTTCACCTCGTGTGGTGCGGTTGCTTCGCTACTTGCATCATCCAGAACCACGGCACTGACTAGCAGCCCTACGTACTGGTGTGCGCCTTGATGCTAGGCGGTTTCGGTCCCCGCTAGTTTGGGGTACATTGCTGCTGCGGCGGATGGTCGGCCTCCTGGTGGGCGTTGGCCTTCTGGTGAGGGACCTGCGCCGGTGACGGGCTTGCCCTCGTTGAAGGTCTTCGCCATGCGATAGAAGGCTTTGACAAACGCTGGGTTGTCCCCCGCGCCTGTCATGTCCATTGCGCTACGGAACTCAGCGATGGCTGTGGCGTTCGGCGTGCCATCGGGATGTGCAAAGACCGCGTTGAGAGCCTTGCCAATCTCGGCTTTGGCACTGGCTGCGCCACCGACGGAGTCGAGGTAGGTCTGGGTCTCCCTCGCCCAACCAGCGCGGGTCTCACGCATGCCGGAGTAGAGCTTATCGAAGGCCTTGCCCGCGTTCTCGTTGTAGGCATCGACTAGGCGCTGGGCTTGCGCCTGGGTCAGGTTGAGCTCTTTGAAGAGGGGCTTGATTGCGGTAATGGCATCGGCGTCGAGCTCTCGACCGGACGGCGCGGTGAAGTCGGCGTAAGCCTCAGGGGCTCCCGGTGCGGGGGCGGGAGGAGTTGTTGGAGTGTGTCCCGCATCCCCTTCGGGGGATCGGTTAAGGAGGGTTGTCTCACCGGTCGTAGTCTCCGTCGGAGTCGGAGTCGGGCTCGGAGTTGTCGTCGTCGGGCTGGTTACGTCTTCCGGAGGCATTGTTCTGCTCCTGTATCATGAGTAGGAACAGGTCGGGACACTGTTCGATTACATCGTTGAGGAGACGGAGCCCGAAGTTCCGCTCGCCTTCGGCAAAGGCCATGAGGAGAGGATCGGTGGCGAAGGAGGTAGCGAAGACGTGAGTCTCGGCGAGGACTGACCAGACGTAGCCCCGGCCGTGTGGGTAAGACATGAGGCCGGAGATGACCTCGCCCCGGATGGTTTCGGCTATGCGAGCGGCACGGCGCTGGGCGCGGAGTTCGCGGCGATCGTCTGTGGTCATGGCCCACCGCCTCCAGCGAGTGCTTGTAGCGCGTTCTGGCCACCGCCCATGTCTGCTTGGGACAGGTTCTTCGCTCCTTGGGACAGGAGTTGAGCCTGCTGGGCCTGCTGCATCTGAGCCTGCTGCTGGGCGCGCTGGGCTCGGATCTGGGCGACTGCATCAGCGGTGCGCATCATGCGTGGGTCGTTGCCTTTGAGCTCGGAGTAGCGATTGATAGCGAAGTCGGTGTCGATGGTGTCCATGATGTTGGGATCCACCCCGACTAGGTTGCCAGCGAGGGAGAGGACTTCCTGTATCGCGACGGAGTCGGTGGCGTCCTGTGCGAGCTTCAGCATGGAGACGAACTTGACAGACATGTCTTGTCCAGCGATTTCCTCTGGCGCTGGCGGAAGGATCCCAGCGCGCTTGGCGACGGCGAAGACACGTTCGATGATCGGGCGGAGGCACTCGTTGTCGAGTCGCTCGAAGACCGGGCCGAGCATGAGGAGGGACTCAGCCTTGCGTTGTTGGATCTCCACCGCGGTGACGTTGGAACGGGTTTCGTATTGGGAGAGTGGCTGGAACAGGTGATTGAAGAAGGTGAGTTTCAGCCGTTCGCGGATTTCTTCGAGGTCTTTGGTAATGTGGTCAACCGGGAACTGCGTGTTGTAGACGGAGGCGAGTCCCGGCTTACCGGTGGAGGAGAACCCGTTGACATAAGTGACTCCGCCCGGGAGAAGTGAAGCGGGTTTGTTTTTCAACTGTATGTCGGCGACCAACGGTGGGTTGACCATCTTGTCTATGGCCTGGGCCTTACGTCGGGACTCGAGTTGGAGTTGCTTCTGGTCGCCCAGCGCATCCATGCCTGGGGA